GGATCGACAGCATTAGCGGGGTTACTAGTAATTAAGGTGCCGTTAGGGGAATATACAGATACAGTACCGTCTACACTAGTTACAACAGTATTTCCATCCGCGTCTACTTCTGAAGTGTCTCCTTCTTTAAGCGGAATAGTTTGAGTAGTATTAAGATCAACAGGAGGTCTAGCTACAGGGTCACCGTTCTCGTCTAAGTCATATATAGTTGTGGAGCCGTCTATCTCTGTAACAACAATAGAACCATCTTCGTCTTCGTAACTACTTAGCAGTGGGAATTGGTCATCTGTGTCAAGGATGCCATCGCCGTCATCGTCATCATCTTCTGAGTCAATAATACCGTCGTTATCAGTATCTAGGGTTTGTGTGCCACTAGTAATAGAATCGGGATCAAAAAGAACAGCTAAGTCGGGATCGTCTGCTATTAGTTGTGTAAATCGCTCATCGTCACCCATAGAGTTGTCATACTGCCCTACAAGCTGTTGTATCTGAGCATCACTTAACTCTATACCCGCTTCTCTAGCGTACTCTTCTACTTCATCTCTAGTTGTCTGGCGGGGGTCTACATAGTCATCTATCGCTTGATCTATGGCATCATTACCGTAAGTCTCGCCAATATAAGCATCTATTTCTTCTTGAGACGGTGTGTACCCTGCATCGTCAAATGCAGAGGCGGCTTCGGATGGACTCGTATAGTTCTCGTCATACACATGGTTCATCAACGTAGCGTAGGAACGGGGGAACTCTTCTGGGTCTAGTCCTGCGAGAGCAAACGTGTCCTTAATATCTTGCTCAGTCAAAACAGCGGTACCGTCAGGGTTGGTTTGCAGGGCGGTATTAATAGGGGCGTTAAGGTTGGCTAGCGCACGAGTAGCTACGTCTGCATCTGGGAGGTCTACATATCCTTCTGGTGCAGCCCCATAGTCTTTCATATAGTCAGTACCGTTGGCACTGTTCATCCAGTCAGGGAAGTTACCGTCAGCGTCTTTACCAGTGGGTATACCCACGTTATTTAGCGCATTGTTTAACGCTGCTGCGGAGCCTAGGGAACCAGTAACACCAGTACTTATTACGCTGCCTTTAACGGCATCTCCTGCGGATGTCCTTGCCACCTTGATAGACGGGTCAATCTCTTTTAGCAGGGTGCCTTTAAACGCAGACACACCACCTTCTTCAACATATTCCGATACTGGTTCTTTTTTACCAGCATTAAACCATTTCTTTACTGCCTTTCCAGTTTTCTTTGCCCAAATTTCCGCTCTCTTCAGCAACCCTGCCGACAGGTCTGTAACCATATCTGCTTTCTTGCCTAGCATCTCGGTAAATACTTTTTTGTCTAGAGCATCTCCAAGAACCATGTTTGAGGCTATTGTCATACCTCCGGCAAACAAACCCGTCTTTAAAGCCAAGTCAGCGGCAACGGTCTGCCGTCTTAGTGCACCGCTGTTAGCATCTAACTTCTCTCTCGTATACGCTCTAGCCGCTGCCTGATACTCTTCTTCAGACATAGCTCCCGATTGAACAAGCGAGTTGTTTGCTTTCATAGCAGCGTTAAATTCGGCGGAGGCATGTATAGCTTCTGTCTCAACCTTTTCTTGTGTGGCTATAGCTTCGTTGTAAGCCCCCGCCGACTCTCCACCCACTGCTTCAGCTATGTCCATAATAGTAGAAGCAGAAAGAGCAGCAAACTTTTCTACCTTGTTTAACTGAGCTAGAACGTCGTCAGTAACGTCTTTCACGTCTAATTTACGAGAAATCGCTTTCGCTCCAGCTAGACCTTTAGCCATTAAACCTACTTTACTAGAGACGAAAAAGTTAACCGTCTCTTCTCCAGCTTCTGTTAATATCTCATAAGAGGTAGCTAGAGGGGCGTTCGCCATACTCCCAAGAGTAGACATTGTTCCATTAATTATATCGTTATAAGTATCGGCTGAGTTTTTCGCTCCATCAACAATGTTTTTTAGCTGCTTATCCATAGCTTCTTGAGACATATTTCCTGCGGCTACTCGTCTTGCAAGAAGAACTTCAGTCTGCTTGTAAGCATTGCCATTCTTTACTTCTTCTTCACTTTCAGCTTCAAAATATACTTTGTCTTCAAAGCTAGCTTCGTAGTCTCTCGCGGCTTGCATAGATTCTTTTAGAGTGTCCGACTTGTTTTCGTCAGACAGATCAAGCAAAGTTTGTGCCCACCCAGCTAGTTTTGTGTTGTTAGGATCAATCTGCCCTAACATAAGCACGCCATTTACCTGAGTAAGTATGTTACCCCCAGTTTCTAGCACGGCAGCAATAAAAAACTGGTCAACTTCGTTCATAAAGTCGCCGTAAGCAGTGCCTGCAATAGCGGGGTCTTGGCCCAATTTTCGAGCATCTACTAAGAACTGAGCAACATTAACTGTGTCTTCCCCTACTACCTCCGCTATGCTAGGGTCAACGTCTTCAGCAGTAATAGCTTCTGCAAAAGCTACAGGATCTTCTTTTCTATAGATACGCATTAAATCTTCAAATGCGGGGGCGTAATCGCCAATGGGCATCCCACTTTCATTTAACCCTGTCCAAGGGTATTTTTCTTTGAAATTAGTAAGGTCTACCCCAGAGTTCTCCATACTCCCCATAAAGTTAACTATAACGCCCGATGGTATTCCTCCCCACGTACCACCACCAGCAGAAGAACTTCCAGCACGGGGATTGCCAAAAACAGCAGACCCTAATTTTATAAGGTCGCCTATGGGATTTGACCCCGTAAGAGTAAAAGGAGCTTTTGCAAACCCTGCGTTCATAGAGCCTTCTACAGTGCCACCAAGGACTATAGGTATTCTTCCTATAAAACCGGGCACACTTACTCCAGCTATATTACCCCAATCGGATAATGTCTGAGGTATAGTAGGAGGAGCCACAGTTAATGTTGGCACTGCATTTGTAGCCGTAGCCACGGGCCTTGTGGCAATGTTAATTTGCTCTATTACAAAAGGAGTAGCGCGTAACCAATCTGAAACATGTAGTGTTTCCCCCGCAACAGCTTTTACCCCCGTGTATGCTGCCCCCACAGCGGCGCTTGCGCTCATTATTTGTACCGCTAGAGCGGAGTTACCAGTCATTGCAGCGGCTATAGCCAAACCTGTCTGTAATACTGTAATTACAGGATCAAAGAAATCATAAGCAGTATCGTCGAAATCGCGAGTTCTATCTCTTGAAGGTGATCCTACATTATTTAGAAACCCGCTTAATTGGTCGTTGTTACCAGCTTCCATCTTAGGGTAGAAACTAGGGGTGTATAAGTCGCGCTGAACGTCTATAGGTGCGGGGTCTTCTCCACTGTTGGGGTCACCAGAAGGCTTGTATAAGTATGTTTTACCCTCAACACTTACATATCTAGGGGCGTAGGGGTCTTGAGTTTCTTTTGCATAGGAATTAACCTCCGACATGTACAAACCTTCGTACTGCCCATCGGATATGCCTCCTTTCGTCTTTATACCATAAAGGTAACCTAGTCTTCCTGATACAGGTAAGAACTCGTAAGCTGCTTGAAACGCATCGGGGTCTTCTCTTCGTAGGGTGTTTAGGTCAGTATTAAACTCGTTGTAAGTCTGAATGTAGTGGTCATCAGCAAACTCTCTAAATGCTGCTTGTGGCCCTACTCCACCATTGGCACCGCTAGTGTTAAAGTCCATCGCAGCGAAGTCATCGTGAGACTTGTTTGACAGAGTTTTTAGTTCTGAGAATACGTTATCTGGGTCTACGCCACTAGCTAAAGCGTTCTTAGCTTCTTGCCAAGTCTGAGACTTTACTAGCGAACCTCTATCTGTAAAGTCGTTAACCTGCCCTTCAAAGAACTTACGGACTAACGCTTCTCTTTCGGGGGTAAACCACTCTTGATCTTTTATGGTCTGCCCTTCAAAGGCTCTAGTATCTGCAAACAACGCATCTACATCAAAAGGAGTACCTGAAAGTTCTTCCAGCATACTGTCGATATTATCGAAGTCTATGTTTTCTATGCCACCTGCACCACCGTTCTCTATTAGGGTCTGGGTAAAAGCGGCTAGATTTTGCTCTGCGTTATTACGCGATTCTTCTATTAGACGAGTGCCAGAAGGAGCACCCCCAGCTTTTTTATAGGCTGCATAAGACTCAGGATACCACGAGGGTATAGCCATTTTACCTAGGAAAAATTCGTCTTGGTCAGGATAACGCTGGAGGCTGTACTCGTCTGACCCACGGTCTGTGTTTACCGCATCTTTCCATGCTAAGAACGCATCAGTCTGAGATAGAGGCGGCGCTACGTAGTCAAACCCTGTGTATTCGTCACCAAGGAAATCAAAGTAATTATCGGCATCTTTATCTCTAGCAGGAATCTTTACAGTCATTACGTAATCTCTAGTATGCTTGCTACCACATGTAGTCTATTTGCAGTAGCTGCGGTTACTTTTAATATCTCTCCCGTCTGCACTACCAACGGAGCGGTCAATAACTCTACTGTAGCGTTAGCGCCAACGGGTTTAACATTAAATAGGCTGTGTACAGTAGAACCGTTAGTTATGGTTACCGTTATAGTGTCGGCGTTGCCAGAGTCTTCTGATACTAATATGGATTTAACTATGCCCGTAGTCAAAATTGCACAGGTATATAACGTAGTTACACTAGTTCCAGTTAGATCGACCTTCGCGTTTATATATGTATTTGCCATTAGCTTATAAACCAACTCGTAGCTTCAGATTGGAGCACCAGTGTATCATTTCTTAGTGCTTGGTCTAACTGATTAAAGTACAAACGTAGAGAGTTATTAAACTTCTCAAACGCTAGTTTACTATACTCATCAGGGGGGCTAGGCAATAAGGGAGCAACAAACTCTACTCCGTAGTCTGTAAAATCTACCGACATTACCTTCTCCCGTCTGGACGCATATCAATACGAGGTGAGCCTAACTGCCATGTTACTCCTACAGCGGTAGATTCTACCTTAAAGCTAACCTGTCTACCTCTCACACGCAGGTATATCTGCTCAGTAAACTTCTCTACGGGTGAGGCGGCTGTCCTAATTACTGAACCACCACTGTTACCACTTTCAGATAGGGGATCGTTAAACCCAGAACCAGAGTTTTGTAGTGCGGATAGAGACATGTTTACCACAGGAGAGTCTGCCGTAGACCCCTCAAAGGTTATGTCCGGTACCATCCGAGACACTAGCATGAATTTGTCTCCCTCATCCAGATCAAACTGTGCAGAGGTTATAGAGGCTACTATTGGCACTGTGGTGCCTGTTTCGGCGTCGTCTAGCCCTACCTCATGTTGTACTAAGTTATGACTGTTAGTAGCGGCTACAGGAAAGGCTCCTATGCCAGAGTCTAACCAAGCTGTACGCGCTAAGTTACCGTAGTACCATATTTTCTGTACGTAGTTGTACACAACGTACCTGTCATTTTCGTTGCTACCAGAGGAGGGGTAGAACCACCATATCTCATCAAACCCTTCGTTGGTGCTACCAAATACCTGTTCTATATTGGCTCTGTTTATATTGCTAAATACGTACCGTTTTACATCGCAAGGGAGTACTTTTACTCCTCCGTCATACATGTAGAACTTGTCTTTACCAAACCAGTAGGCCACGTTATCTGCTACAGCTACACTGTTCTGAGACATTATAGAAGAGTTCTCGCCCACAAGCTGCGCTGCCCATACCACAGGTGCGCCTACGTACTGTAACGAGTACACAGAGAAATCAGTCCACACTAGCAGTTCTTGCCTAGTCTGCTCTGCGGCTACTATTTCGGAGCCTCTAGATAGTCTTAGATCACCCGCTTGAGTAGTTGCGGTAGGCGTCCAGTTAGTAGCGTCTTCTTGGTCAGACCATCTAATTAACATAGGGTCTTGTACGTTAGTACCTAACGGGTTTGCACCAAAACAAAACACAAACCTATTAATGTCTGATACAAGTATTATGTTCTGTGCTGTAGGCACATTAGATGCCCCCGACTCTGCGCTAAGTAACGTAGCAGGATTATCTAAAGGAGTGTTAGCAGAAGCATCCCAGAAAAACACAGGGCTACCCCTGTGTCCAAGTATTAAATCTTCTCCAAAGTTACCTTGGCTCCATATACGAAGGCTTTCTGTACTAGCTCCGCCGTTACCCCATGTACTTTCGCCCCATGCACCTGCACTCCAGCCCCGTAATGGGGTTTCTAATTCTGACCCAGAATTTATTTGGTAGACAGCAGTAACCGTGCCTCCACCTGTAGCTGCGGAGCTTGCGGATGAAGGTGATACAATAGTATATGTGTTACCTGTAGTGTACGTTATTTGGAACTCACCATTTAAAGTAAGTCCTCCTACCGCAGAAGCGTTAGAGAAAGTAACAAAGTCTCCATTTTTGTATTCCCCATTAGCGTCGGTAACAGTTACTATTGTTGGGCTACCCGAAGATGTGGCAAACGGGTTAGTAAGCGTGACAGTGGCGCGTATAGGAGTAATATCGTAGTACGCTCCTCCGTTTTCAAGGTAGTATTTAAGGTTTGTACCTACACTTGTCAGAGTAAAGTCAGTAAGAGTCACCCACGAGTGTAGAGAACGACACGCTCCTAGAAAAGTAGACGTAGATATACGCTGCCACCCACCTATTTTCTCAGGCATACCTTGCCTGAACCTTACCTTATCGCTTTCATACCAACCGCCTTCACTAGTATATCTAGTGTTTTCGCGGTTAACTCCTGCTTTTAACTGTAATTTCTTTAGTGGCATATCACACCTGTAAGTGTTTTAGTAGCACCATACCACTGGAGTAGTCTCTCTAGTGTCTACATGAATAAAGGTTTTAGCTACGCCTATACCATTAAAGCCCATTGATTGCGCGTACTTAATGATAGCATATGCTTGGTTTCCATTGGAGATTTTGATGTCACAGGCAATCCCCCGTGCATGAGTGCCCGGATTTTTTTTGGCTGCCTCTATGCTATGGGTCTTGTCCCTGTAACCACTAGTAATGTGAAACGGGAAGCCGCAGACATGCCGTAGTTCATCTAGCTTTTCTAGGAAGTCGTTGCACATCTCATTGTTGCCCGTCTCTTGGCAATCAAAGTCTGCTCGGCTGAAGTACCTCATTTTTCTCTCTGAACGCCTTTGGTCTTCTCCACAGTACGCATAGCGCCTAGACCTAGCATACCCATCAGCACAGTAGTAAGCAGGGAGCTATCGACAGGTGGAACTGTGTACCAGATGCCAAGAATAGGAGATAGGATAGTAGAGTACATTAGAGCAAATCCGCAAATCCAGCCAATAGCAGGTCGCCAGCCAGCAACAAACATGTTCTTGTGTGCAGCCTCAACCTTGTTAACTTCTAACTGGCCCTTGGCTAACTCTTGAGCATGGCGCTCTGCCATCGTGCTAATTTCGTGAGACAACTTAGCCTTAACATCTTTGTCTAGAATGAATTTATCTAGTAAGTTAGAAACTGGGCCGATCAATTGAGCTAACATATTATTGTATCCATTTTGTAAGGGCAAATAGGCCGATAAGCATGGGGTATATTCCCCACAACATGTTCTCTAAGCGGTCAAACCTTTTACTACCATCGGTTAGCCTACGTTCTATATTCTCATAACGAACCAAACATTCTTTCTCGTGAGCTACTTGTTTGGCGCTAAGTTCTTTCATGGTAGTCATTTACTTTCCTACATATGTTATAAAAAATAAAAGGCCAATTAGTAGTACAACGCCTAACCCTTTCCAGTCATCAGGATTTTTAGGGTCAAAGTTACTCATATCACCCCAAAGTAGTATAAAGCTCCAAAGGCTATTGACGCTAGTAAAGACCAGAAAAACACACCCTCAACAATAGAAGACAGGGCTTGTTTTTTCTTGGCTATAGCCTTTTTTTCTTTGGCGATCTTAGTCTTATACTCCATTAACGACTTATGCTGTATAGACAACATATCGCGCCACACTTCTCGTGGAGTAATTTTCTTTAATTCTTTTTCGCGTTCGCGGATTTCGTTCTTGGCCCATGCAAGTTCTAGGGCTTCTTGTTGTGAAAGAACATGCGTACCTTCCTTGGCTTCATGTTCAATCTTCTCTACTGCCTGTTTACTTTCGGTCAGTGTAGAAAAAATACCAGCTATGTCGGACAAGTGATTACCGGACTCTTTAACAGTTTTAATTCCTGCATTAAGAGTCTTTAAAGCACCCACCACCATAGTGATTTCAACAATCATTTTTAACTACCTAAAGTAGGCCGAGTTGCAGGGAAG